CCCCTGAGACGACCACGTTCTCGCAGGCTGGTGTAAAGACCTACATTGTGGGTCTGAAGGGCTACACGGTGACTTTTGCCGGTATGTATGACCCCACCGCCGGTTCCTCGACCACCACGGGTGGAACTGATGCAATTATGAACTCGCTGATTGCATTTCAGGACGCTGGCAAGTTCATCTCGTTCATTTACGGGCCTTCAACGCCTGGTGGGTTTACGGGTCAGACCCCTTCGGTTATGTTCTACGGTCAGGCTCTCCTGAACAAGTATGACCTGAAGTCGGGTGTGAACGCTGTGATTTCGTTCGACGGCGAACTGCAGGTCACGGGTGTCGTGACTCGCACGATTCTGTAATCCCGCACGTTCTAAAATAAGCGACTACACTCTATGGCTAGGGGTTTACCCCTAGAAAGCGAGTGCTATGTCTAGCCTTTCAGAACAGATTTTTGCCGCCGACGACATTGAGTCGAAGGTTGTGGAAGTCAAGCAGTGGGGCGTGAGCCTTGTCGTCAAGTCAATGACCGCCCGTGACCGTAGCAAGATGTTGGCGTCGGCCGCCGAGAACGGTGGCAACATTGACCTCAGCAACGTGCTGCCCGAAATCGTTATTCTCTGCACCTACGACCCTGAGACGGGCGAGAAGGTGTTTAGCGACAGTGACCGTGACGCTCTTCTCGCTAAGAGTGCCGCTGCGATTGAGCAAATCGCCACCGTCGCAATGGAGTTGTCGGGCTTGTCTGACGGCGCAAACGACGTTGCGGGAAAAGACTCTTAGCCAATCCTGACCGACGCTTTCTCTTTGAGTTAGCGGAAAAATTGGGTCGCACGGTTGGCGAGTTGCTCGAAGGTTCCCCAGCGCATAGACCACTATCTTCAAAAGAGTTGGTGGAATGGCAGGCGTTGTGGAATCTTCGTGCCTATGAGCAAGAAGAAGAAATGCGCCAAGCCCAGAACGGCTAGTAATTCCAAATCTTGTGGCAGACTAGGGATTAGGTAAATCCCTATGGCAGAAGAGAACGCAGCAGTATTTCCAATTATCGGTGACGCTACAAGTTTCAAGCAAGCGTTCAGCGAGGCGGAAAAAACTGCCGAAGAAACAGCCAATCGCATTGGTGAAAAGTTTGACGAACTAGGTGGAATCCTAAGGCGAGCCGTGGGCTGGCTTGCACTTGGCGCAGCGGTTGATAAGGGTCTTGAACTCGGCGCACAGCAAGTCAAGTTACAAAAGATTCAAGCGGTTCTTCTCAACAACCAAGCGGCGTTGGGCGTAAGCCTGAAGAACATTTCGGGCAATATCGTAGACCAATCGGGTCAGTTGGTAAAAACCAACGAGCAAGTCGCCAAAGCGGGTCGTGCCTACTCGATAATCCTCGACAATCAGGCAAACACCCTATCTATCCAAACGGGTATTGCCAAGAACCAATATATCCAAGCACAGAACCTTCTGCTTCCCAACCAAGACCTTGCAAAGTTGTATCAGGCTCACGCCAGCGATATGCAACTCACATTGCAGAACGCTGCAAATATGTCTGAGATTATGGGTGGCAATGGCAGTAGTGGTTCTGTAGTTGGTTCAGCCCGACTCCTGAGCCGTGTTTTGACCGACCCCGCCAAGCGTATGAGCGCAATGGTGCGAACGGGTGTGTCGCTCTCGAAGGCTGAGCAACAACGAATTAAGGCTACCGAAGCAACCTCTGGTCTGCTTGCGGCTCAGGACTTGTTGCTTCAAGATATCAACAAGCACGTTCAGGGAATTGCGTCGGCAAGCCGTTCCCCTATGGACAGGTTGAAAAATGACTTGATGTTGATTTATCAGTCTATTGGTGTCGGTCTTCTTCCAATTCTTGAATCGTTCGCACAGGCTTTGACCCCACTTTTGTCTGCGCTACAGCCCGTGTTCGAATCTATGGCGACAGCGATTCAGGCAACCTCCGAAGCACTCGGTAGAAGCCTTGGTGATATTTTCAAGGTCTTAGTTCCCTTGTTCAATGCCCTAGCCCAAGGCATTTTGCCAGCGATTTTGACTATTGCGGAAGCGGTTATCAACGTTATGGCACAGGTCGCTAAACCGTTGGTGAACATTTTGAATGTCCTTATCAACGGCAGGGGCGACTTCAAGGGTCTTGCTTACGTTCTTACTGAAATGGCAGATACGTTTGCCAAGAACCTGCAACCAGCCGCCGAAGCAGTTGCCAAGGCGTTTGACGATATGACGAAGAACGGGCAAATGCAACAGTTCTTCGACGCTATGAACGCAACGTTCCAAGCCCTTGCGCCCATTCTTCCACAATTGGCAGTGACGCTTGCTCAGTTTGCCGTCGCCGCTCTCCCGATTTTTGTCCAAATGTTGCCTTACATTGCCATTTTGGTTGAACTGTTTGCGAAGATAACGGAGTTCGGCTTCAAGGCTGTTAATGCACTGCTTCGAATGTTTGACGCTGTGGTGAAGGCTGGCAGCGGAGTGGGGATTTTGAAAGACGCAATAGCGGCTTTGCTTTTGATGTGGTTCACCCCCAAGTTGTTTGTCTCCCCAATTAAATTGGTTATATCTGCCTTAGGTGGCTTGCTTAGTATCTTCCCATTCTTGGGCAACAAACTTGCGGCTACGGGTCGTGGTTTTGCCACCGTCTTTGGCGGAATCAAAAACGTTCTTGGCGGCGGGGCAGCCGGATTGGTCGAAAAGGGCGTTGCTGGCGGGATACTCTCCAAGATTCCACTACTAAAGAAGTTGGGCGGTGCTGGAAAAATCGCTGAAGAAGGTGCAGCCGGTTCAGCAATACTTTCCAAGATTCCAATGCTAAAGAGCCTTGGCGGTGGTATGGCTGGCAAGGTCGAAGGCGAGGTTGCGAAGGAGGTTGAAAAGCACTCCAACTTGGCAGTCAAAATGTTCTCCAAGATTCCCGTTATCGGCAAGTTCAGTGGTCTCTTTGGCAAGTTGCTAGGCGGTGCTGGCAGTCTTGGCGGCGGTGCTATGGGCGACCTTGGTGGAATGTTGTCCACCAGCACCAAAAACCCCACCGTGAACCTCACAAACGCAATCATCAACCTCACCAAGGTCATTGAAAAGGGAAGCGGAGGCATGGGAAACGGTGGTGGAGGTAGCGGCTCAAACCCGATTGAGAACGAACTTAAAAAGAAGGCTGAGAGCGAGATGGAGAAGTTTGGCGAAAAAGGTCTTGCCAAATTTGCTCGTAATGGTCTTATTAGAGCAGGTGAGGGTCGCCTCGGCGCAATGGCAGAGAAGTTCGGCGCAACCAAAGTTGGCGGTTTGCTTGGAAAAATGGGCGGCAGTTCTCTCGCTAAGAAATTGGGTCTAAGCATTGGTGAGGACGCTCTTGCTGGTGGTGCTGAAATGGCTGGCGCAGAAGCGTTGGCGAACTTGATTCCTGGTATTGGACAGGTGGTTTCTGCCGGTCTTTTGGCGTATCAGTTCCGCCACCAAATCGGCGGTGCGCTGAAGGGCGTTGGACACTTCCTCGGTCTTGGCGGAAGCAATGTCCCCACCGACCACAAGACGGTCACGCAAAACAAAATGGGAACCTTTATCAAGTTTCACAGTGGCGGTATGGTTCCCGGCCCGAAGGGGTCTGAGGTTCCCGCCATTCTTCAAGCGGGAGAAGCCGTGCTTAGTATCTCAGCGGTTCACGCCCTGAGCCGTGGCAGTCGTGGGGGCGGTCAAGCCCCGCAAGCCCCAAATGTGAACATTGTGGTCAATGGAAACGCCGACCAGCAAACTGTCGAACTCATCAAGCACCACGTCGAAAGTCAGTTCAAGGAATTTCACCGCACGTTGCGGGCAATGGGGCGGTAATTTTTCCAAAGGCGGGGTAGAGTAGTAGAGAGCCGACTATGAGGATTCTGACTGCAGCCCCCAATTACGCCAATGCCCAGACCGACCAAGGGTGGTCTGTCCCGCAAACGTCCGACGCAGCCTCAGCACTCTCAACCCTAACCAAAGTTGCCGCTGGCAACATTTTGGATAGCATTTCGCTCTACAGTTCCATTCAGGTCGAGGACATTACTCGTTTTTTCACCGGCTTCTCGGCAACAACCAATAGCAC